TATCCCAGTCCTCTACTGTAGGCACTACTTCCTTTTTAATGGAAATAGTACAAGAACCATTACCAACTCTGTCAATCCCTTGACTTTCTAAGTCAGCAATGATCCTTGACTCCAGATCATTTTTTGTTCTTTTAAGGTCTCTTTCCTTTTCTTGGAGTTCCCTAAGAGAAGTTCTAGTCTCTGTAAGTTTGTTTAATAGTCCATCTATTGTTGTTTCATTATTCAATGTATCGTCTCCTTGTTAATATTATTATCTGATGTAAGTAAATGCACTCCTTCTGCAAGTTCTAGTGCATGAAGGCCCGCAGTTTTTACTAGGTGTTGTAATTTGGGTGATTCCGAAGGATCTTGAATTATCATTAGTTCACTTACTACATAAACTAATGCTGCTGCAAGAATATCAGAGTCGTATTTAGATAAAGCATCCATTTCTTTTGTACTTATATCTTCAAGAAAAATCATTTTTGGTTTGTCCATTTAATTTGGTATCCTTAGGTTGTATCTTTGTCAGAATGTTAAGTAAGTTTTCCATTCTCCCTAATTTACCATTAAGTTTATCATAAACACTCTCTTCCCAGGTGTTTCTTGCAGCAATTAAAATTGTTTCTGTTTTTCTTGTTTGTCCTGCACGATGTATTCTTCTATTAAATTGTTGAAAATGTTCTGCATTATAAGTTGGACTACACCATATACATGCTGTTGCTCTAGTAAGAGTTAAACCGTGACTTGCTGATTGTGGGTGAGCGAATAAGACTTTTACATGTCCTGCTTGAAAACGTTCAATAATATTTTTACGTTTAGGTGCAGGAACATCTCCATCAATTACAGCATAAGAAATATTTTTCTTTTCTGCTATTTTTATAAGAGCGTTTCTTTCATGTTTCCAATTAAAAGCAACTAAAGAATGTGCTCGTTGATCAACAAGATCCATTACAAGATCATGTCGTTCCTGGTGAAAGTATTGAACTTCGCCAAATTCATCATAGACACCTCCGGAAACAAGCTGAAGTAATTTCTTTACTCGAGCGCTTGCATTTACAGCATTAATGGTCCCTTGTTTTGTATATAGAACTGATTCTTCAGCAAGTGTTTTGTACATTTTCATTACTTTAGAAGATAAATTAGTATAAACAGTACGAACTATATTATCAGGAAGATCAATACAATCTTCCAAGGCATGGCGAATTGTAATTTCATTTAAACGACTTGCTACAATTTCTTCAATGCCGGGTTTATCAACCCATTCATTTGCAAACCCATTAAATCTTGGAGTACATACTTGGTTTCTGAAAGAATAGAAACGAGCACCTAATCGTTTTCCGTCATCTACTAATAAAGTAGGATGCCAAATATCTAAAATGGTATTAGTATTAGGAGTACCAGACATAGCGATTCGATTAGTAAAATGGTCAATAATACTTTTAAGGTTCTTTGAACGTTTTGCTTCCCTATTTTTGAAAGCGGTGAATTCGTCAATAACGATAGTCGTATAGTTTTGTAAGTAGGACTGATTTTTGACAAGAAAGTTGACAGCTTCGAAATTAGTAATAAGCATATCGACATCAGTATCTTCAAAAATTTTCTTACGGTTTTTTGCATAAGCAACTCCGTATTTTATATGCGGTTGAAATTTATGAATGTCATCAACCCAAGCAGCTTCTAATATAGATAAAGGGGCTAAAACTAATGTTTTGCCTTCCCTTAAAGAATGTGCATCGAGCACTGCTCGTGTTTTGCCTGTTCCTGGATCTGATGTAATTAAACATCTAGGGTGATCTATAATAAATTTTGTTGTATCTGTTTGATGCGAATACGCTTCTGGTATTTGTTGATTCATCTTTCGTTTTCCTTTGTTAACTTATTTTACCTTATGTTACCCCCCATTGGCAAGGAGGATCTTCACCTTTTCTAAAAGAACACCAATAACAATTTGTTTTGGAAGGGTTTGGTGGAAATTTTAATGCAGTAGTCATAGCTACAGCTCGCTCATGTAAAGCTGGCATAAATACCATAGCTTCATCACGTGTATATGCTTGTATAGAAGTTTCACCATGATCTAAATACCAAATTTCTGTTTGAGCATGTTGAAGTTCAGGATACCTGAAGAATGTACCTATAGCGTATATTAACGCTTGTTGGGCATGTGTAATTTCATTCCCAAAACGTTTTCCTGTTTTGTAGTCAATTACACGTGCAGAAGTTTCTGATTCTCGCACAAGAGCATCAAGTTTCATACGCCCCCAAACACCTTTGGCCATCCAGCCACAGGGCTGCCAGTCAATTGTAAACCCCCATTCTCCTTCAATTTCTACTTTGTCTTCGTTAAACTGTTCTTTTAGAAATACAAATTCACCTTTAAATTTTTCAAGAGTGTGCGGTAATTCAGGCATTGTACCT